CGTGTGGACATAAGTGTAGATGTCGCGCGGGATAGCATCCAGCGCCCCCTGCACGCCCGCCACCGCCAGTTTTGCCGTCTCCATGCTCGTGTTGTAGTTGGCTACCATCGTGGCCAGCGTGTCAGCGGAGATCGTCGCCGTATCCCCAGCAGCGCCAGAGACCGCCGCCAGCAATTCACGCGCCTTGGCGTCCATTACGCCGGCAACACGCTCGCCCTCAGCGCCTAATTCCGTGAATTTGGTACGGTCTTCAAACAGCCAGGTATAAGCCGCTGTCAATGCCTGCGTCATCAGGTCTTGCTTGGTTTTGGCAGCGTCCAGGTTGGTCTGGTAGGTCTGCAGCGTCTTATTCAGTGCTTCCCCAGCCGCCTGTATGCCGTTGATAACCGCCTGCTGCGCCTTCATCGCCGCTTCCTGAGCAGCGACAGCGCCAGTAAGCGAGTTGATCTCGGCCTTGGTGCGCTTCAGCGCAGACAACGCCGCGTCGAAGGACATCTCTTGCTGTGGTCCCTCGGCGGCTTGCTTGAGTTTGCGGCGCATCTCGTCAAAGGTGTAGCTGTATTCCTTTTGAGCCAGTTCCAACTTGGCGCGCATTGCCTCAAGCTGCGTGTCCAACGCCGTTGCATCGACACCTTCGGGCAGTTTCAGCTTTTGGATCTCAAGGCCCAGGATGTCGTGCTGTAGTTTGGCTATGGCTTCACCTGCCGCACCCTCGCCGGTGAACTGCACGTTTTGCAGGTCGGTGAAGCGCTGCTTGGCGTCGCTCAGTTGCTCGTTAAGCTGAGAGAGACGCTCGGACATGCGAGAATACTCAGCCTGCGCAGCTTTCAACTGGTCCTGGTTGGCTTGAATCGCCAGGTTGACATCGGCAATGCGCGACTCCCACATGGCCACATCGGCTGCTGCTGCTGCTGTGGCAGGGTGCAGGGAGACCATAGCCGAGACAAGCTCTTGGACAGAAGCCGCGGCGGCCTTGGCGTCTTTTCCCGTATCCCCCAGATCGGGCAGCGGCGGCAATTCAGGCATAGGCCCACTGTATTCTGGCCCGATGAACGGCTCCTCAGTTTTGAGGCCCAGCATTTCCTTCATGAAGTCCTGAATCGCGGGGAAACCCTCTTTCGCCTCATTGACTAGACCGCTCAATCCGTCCTGTGCGCCTGCAAACGCCTTCCCCGCGCCTTCACCGACGCCGCCCAGCCAGTCGCCAAAGTTCTTGAAATGCTCACCGACCAGTGGGAGGCCCTTCAGCCAGTTGAACAGGTCATTCAGCCGGTCACCAATCCAATCAACCACAGTGCCGACAATCTCTTGAATGTTCCCAAAGTTGGTCTGCCAGGCCACGGCAAACGCGGCCACCACAGCCGCCACGGCGAGCAGGGGGATGGCAATCGGGGCTATCGCGGCAATTAGGGCAGCGGCCCCACCGACAACCGCTGGCACCAATGTTGTCACCCAAGCAGCCAACATCCTTCCTGCCGAGGTCACAGCCGCCTTGCCAGTCAGGGCAAAGGCTATTGCCTGGCGAGCCAGCGACGTGATCAGCCCTGCGCCTGCTGATATGACGCCCCGTATCCCTACCGCTGAGAAGGCAATGAGGGCACCGACGGCGCGACTGTAGACCGCCACGGCAAACGATGCCAGGGCGGACACGGCATTGCGGGCGATCATCGTAATAAACTGACTCAAGCCGACTATTGCCGAGGCCACGCCTGTGATAGCGAACGTCACCAGCGAGACAGTGCCACGAATGAGCGAGCCGATGAACGTATTCATGATGGCAGCGGACAGGCCCATCATTCGCAGCAGTGTGAGCTGGTAGCTGATGGCAGTGATAGTCGCGCTTCCCCAGGCCACGAGCGCCGCCACAGCCTGCACACCGAGGTAGAGTACTATCGCGGTGGCCAGCCCAACCAAGATTTGCATGGTCCTAGTAGAATCGCCAAAAATGGCCCGCAGCGCTGGCCCTGCCACCTGTCCGAGCGCCCCAACGGCAGACACAACCTGCCACAACGCGCCGGCCAGTCTGCCCGATAGATCGGCTGCTATGGCCATTGCGTTGCCGAGGGTAGTCACCCATTCGTTGATGGTCTCTTTGTTCTGGTCTAGCCAGGTTTGCAGATCAGTGAGACCGCCCTTCATACGCTCGAAGATGGGCTGTGACAACTTAATCCTGAAACCGTCGATTGTATCCATGAGCGTGGACCATTTGCCCGTGCCGGTTTTGGCTAGGTTGGCAACCAGATCGGCGTCGTACCCCATCGCCAACATCGCCTTGCGGACGGCTTCGAGCGCGGGAACACCCTCCGCCTTCAGTTGGTTGATGTACGAACGCGGCAGATTGAACCGCTCGATAATCGACACAAAGTCCCCGGACACTGCTTCACGGAGGGCGAATGCGGCCCCCTCCAGACCCTGCGCGGGATTGGAGGCGGCCAGAATCTCGGCCGTCTTCACCAGGTCCATGAGCGGCTCATTGGCCATCCTGGCCGCTGGCATTAACCCCGCCGTTGCTTTGGCCATTTCCTCGAAGGCAAACGGCGTCTTGTCAGCTTCAGCGCGGATGTCAGCCAGTATCGCCTTGGCCGCCGCGCCGTTCTTGGTGAATGCCATGAGTTGCGCTTCGACGTTCTCCATAGCGCTATTCAGCCCGATGCCGATAGCATCCCCCAACCCTTGGGCGGCACTCGTCACCGCCTGTATGCCGAGACCAGCCAGCCCGATCTTGCCGAGACCACTGACCAGGCTGCCCAGACCAGAGCCAAGACGCGAGAGCTTGGATTGCGTGCTGGCAGCCTCTGTGCCAACGTCACCAATCGAGCGCTTGATCTTATTCAGTTGTGCGCTTGATTGGTCAATCGCCTTGATTATGATGGCCAGTTGCGCGTTGTTCATGCTCCGCTCGCTTCTGTTCCGCTATCAACCCAATAATCTCGTACACCCGCGCCGTCATCGGACAGCGGCGCTTTGCCGCGTCGTCCCCATGTTTCACAATCTCCCACGCCTGCGCGTAGGCACGAAGCTGTAGAATCGTCCAGTGTAGTCCCGCCGGCGCCTGTTCCCAACGGACGCCGTACAGTTCCCAAAGAGCCTGCCTGAGTGTGTAGCCGAACGATTCGCACAGGACCGACAGCGCCCATTCTTCTGGGGCTGCACCCTCACCGTTTAGATGAAGATGCAGCGCCATCAGTCGTTTTTTGCGTCGGCCTCCGCGTCTTCGAAGAGCTCAGGTTTCGACATCTTGAGTAGCTCGGTCGCCGCCCATTCCTGGGTAGCATCGTCCAGCGCGTCAATGTCCTCAACTTTTGGCTTACCGGCGTAGTAGCTAAAGCCAATGATGCCGGCGCGTATCAACGTGTCCACGTCATACGCCGCCAACGGGGCGGTCTTGAGCGCTGCCTCGGCTTGCTCTCTATTTGCTTCCTGAATAGCCTTGATGCCATCCGGTCCCATCTGCTTGAATACAGCCAGTTGCTGGGAGGTCTTCACCGCGGATGCCTCCCGCAGCTTCGTTCCCCCCAGCGCTCTAAAGCTGAGCCACGTATCGGGTTCCTGTGGCACTTGTACCTGTTCCCTGACAATTCGACTGGTTAGCATTCCCCCTCCTTCGCTTACTATCTGTCGTCGAACACGTCGGCCCGCGCCGTTGTGACTGTGATTTGCACGCCATAGGCGTTCACCGTATCGAACACATAATTCATTTTGAGCTGGTACGCCCGCGCTCCGTTGCTCTCCTGATTGAGATCAACAGCGGTCCACGCGCCCGGCAGATCGATCCATATCTTTTCGTTGACGCCCGTGGCCCCGATGGCCGTGTTGTTGCCAAACTCCAGACGGATCAGGCGCTTGGTCCCAGCCGTCCAGGCCGTGAACTCGGTCATCGCCTGAGCAGCCGAGGCCAGCACGGTGAGCGTAGCCTCGACGCCGATCTCATTGAGCGTGATGCTGCTCAGAGTTTGCGTGTTGTCCGCCGTGTAGTGGCGCTGTGGGTCATTGTCGATAGTCACATCCCAATCCAGCATCAGCCCTGTCTTGACCGTCGTGCCTGCCACGCCTTCGAAAGCATCGATATAGATTTTTGATTCCCAGCCCTCGAACACCGCCGGCGTGGCGTGAGCCAGCCCGCCGGTCAACGCTTCCTGCGTCAAGCTCTTGGCAAACAGGTCAGCGGTGACAAGGTTCTCGCCATCGACCGACCCCTTGAAATTGAGCTTACCCGCATAGACGCCCGCCGCTCGCCACGGTCGCGCCCCATCGTGCCAGCGCATCGTGGCGCTATTCAGCGCTGTACCCGGCGCAAATGTCCAGGTCTTGTTAGCGCCGGCACCGACGGCGGTCACACTGCCCAGGATGCCAATCTCCAACAGCTCGAGTATCTCGGCGCTGATAGGCAATACCACCTGGCCCGCCGCCTTTTCAGGACCGAGGGTCAGGTTACGCACGTTATCCCGTGTCCCCGTCTGGAATTTGTGTATGCGTGGCTCGCGCTCAGTGCTGAGGTTTGAGCCAGGGCGGAAATACATCTGTCGGGTACTGGCCACGGCTGTACCGTAGCCCGCCTCGACGCCGATTTCTGCCTCTCCTTCCCACAATTCTCCGGACATTATGTCACCTCCAAATCTTACTCGGCAGCTTATGCAGCCGAGTCAAACAATGCGCGAATCTTCAACGTCGAAGCCACGGCCCCGGGAGGCGTGACAAAGATCTTCGCCACATCGGCCGTAAATGGGCACGTGACACCGCTCGAATCGGCCCAATAAAAAGGAATATTGGCCACCAACTGAATCGAATCACCGCCAGTGGCATCGTTTGCGTTTGTCTCAATCAGCACGCCTTGATCGCAGAGCATGAAAATCATCTTCAGTTTGGCGTACTCAAAGTCAAGTTCAAACTCCTGATCCGCCGTGGTGGCTGCGATAGTCAGTTCGCGGGTTTGGTCAGCGTCAGCCGACTCGGAGACCGTGGCGCTGATATTGACGCCGCCATTCGGCGAAGTCCAGACAAGTCCAACCGTGTGAGTAATCGACATTTGGTTTACCTCCTATGGGTAATTTCTCCGTTGTTTCACTGTTACTACGACGGGATACCGCCGGAACTCTTGGCCAGCGATGGCTGCATAAGAGGGGTTGTCTGCCCCTGAAAAGTCGGCCTCCAGGCTTTCGACCGTGCTGTTCATGGTACGGTCAGCGTAGAGCGCCGCCTCTAATTCGTCCAACAGGTCCGCTATGGTGTCCTCAGCGTCGTCAGGTGCGCTCTCCACCCGATAGGCAAACGTGATGAGATAGCGCATCCACCTGCCGCGCAGTCCACCGGCGATGTCCTTCAGCTCTTGCCCGCCCAGCGTGATGTAAGCGTTGACGCCATAGGCCAGCGACTTGGGAACGCCCTTGACGGCTGCGCCCTGCATGCTTGTCAGGCCAGTGACGAGCGTGGCCAGTTGAGCCAGTGGGCCTTTTGCATCGAAAGCCATTAGCTACCCCCTCGGTACAGTCCACGCAGACCGCCGGCTGTACCGCCCTGTTGCACCGTGTAGGATTCTCGTAGGTGGTCCATGCGCTTCCACTTTGGCTTGCCGCTTCTGGTCGTCGGTATCGGCTGCGAATACACCCGCTCGGTCAGGTTCACCCGCGTGTAGGCCAACACCTGATTGCCCAGCGCCCATAACGCCTGCATCACGGTGCGACCGGCCATCAGGTAGCCTCTGACCACGCCCGGCGCGTCGGCTCTAATTGCGTCAAGCGCGTCAGTCAGGGCGAACGAGCCACCGGCACGTCTCGCCAACTTGCCGCCCGGATGTCGGCCAAATTCAATGCCGGGGCCATATTCGGCCGGCGTGCCGACGATCACAGAGTTGCGTCCCGCGCTCGCTACCGCCTGCCTCATGTCGTCTAGTCGCGCCTGCACCTCTTTGACGCCTAGTATTTGCACTTCCACTAGTCTGCCCTCACGACATCCGCGCTGTAGTGCATCACTCCACCAGTCGGTGGATAAGTTGCCGCTGTAATCGTCTCTTGCACAACGTTGTAACGCACCCCGCCAATGAGCACCTGGGCATGGTCGGGCATTGTGTACGTTGGCCCCCAGGTCAGCCGCCGGAGCTGCGCTAGCTCCGCTCGCTCAGGCGATGAGGTCGCACCACGCATCGAGATCGTGGCTAATCGGCATTTGACCGCGACGCCATCCACCAGCGTATAGGCGCCAGTCGTCGGATCGGCCGTGTAGACGATCATTGTATGACTCCAAAACTCAGCGGGCAGCGTTGGTGTCGTCACGTCGTGTATTCCCCTTGACCATCGATCTTTTGTGGCCTGGCTAGGCGTCGTATCCTCAGTCCACCAGTAGCGCTCTGCCCCGCCTCGGCCACGATCTCGCGCCAAACATTCACGCGCTCCGAAAAGTCCAGCGTCGTGCCGTCGGCAGTGACTTTGATCGGCGCACGTCCCCACCTGGCCAGCAGCGCTTTCGCCAGGTAGAGCAGCGCCGCGTCTTCGTCGGTCTTCAGAGTGATGGCGGCGGCGATCTCGTTGTCGCTCAAGAGAGCATTGGCCGTATCGGTATCTCCGAGTCTGAACCGGAGCCGATCACGAGCTAGGAGTAAAGTATCTACGTACGTCGCCGCCATCTCTCACCTCGCTTATGCGCTAACAGCGCTTACTACGTAATGCAGGAAGCCGGTCAGCTTGCCAGCGGTGAGCGCCTGGCCCGCCACCGTACAGGTGATCTCCCTGGCCGCCGTGCATTTGATGCCCGTCGATTCGGGTGTGTTGCTCTTGGGAACGATAGCCTTGAGGCCGATACTGGAATAGGGAGCACCGGAGACCGCCGTCGCCGCTATGATGTCGTCGGCCCCTTCAACGTGAATCGCTATCGTGCCTGCGTCCGCGCCTTCGGAGTGAAACACGGTATTGACTTCGACGAACCCGCCGATTGTAACCGCGTTGATGGGCAGCGTTACACCGGTGCCATGAGCGTCAACGGTGCGAGAGCCAGCCACGCCAGACGGGTCGAATGTGAAGCGGGCTATTCCCATGCGCAACAGGCCGTCGGCAGCGAGCGAGTCAGCATCGGCAGCCGTGTTGATCTCGGTCGCCGTGGCCGTTACGCCGGTGAGGATATTGAGCTCCGCCGCGCTGGACGTGACCGCTACCTCAGCACCGGCCGCGCCGATCTTGAGGCCGCCGACTGGCAGGCCCAGCACATCGAGGTTTTGCGATGCCCCAAGCACAGCGGCTTTGCTCGGCGTCGCCGCGGCTGGCGTCGGGCCGTCGAGGTAGTTCAGCTCAGCAGCCGTCGCGGTGATGCCATCAGGGATGGCCGTCGTCCACCACTGAGTAGCGGACTCGGCTACGAAGACGGCCAGGCAGCCCGCCGGTAGGCTAATGGCCGTGCTGGCTCCGAGCGCGTTGATCGCTGCCGCGCCGGCGGGATAGACCTTGAGAATCTTGTTGGCGACCGTGTTCTTGACGATGATGCGCCTGCCGGCCACCGCTACCGGTAGCTCTACGCCCACGGCGTCATCGGCCCCTGTCACCAGGTTAGTATCGGCGGTGAGGTCTGTCGCGCCGGCCTGGTCAGCACCAGCGGCAGCCGGGGTAGCGACATCGAACAGCAGCGTGTCAATGTTCTTGGTGGCCCCCGCGACCATTGCCTTACTAGCTGTCACGGCTCCCGCCGTCACGCCCGCTAGCGTATTGATCTCGGCAGCCGTGGCGGTGATGCCATACGGGACAGACAGCGCGTACCATTGTGTGGCCGACGTGGCGATGAACAGCGCCAGGCAACCAGCAGGGAGGCTAATAGCGTTGTTCGCTCCAAGAGCGTCAATAGCCGCGTCGGTGTTCGGGTAGACCTTGAGAATCTGGTTAGCTACCACGTTCTTGACGAGAATCCGTCGACCAGCCACGGCGACGGGCAATTTGACGCCAACCGTGCCATCGGCTCCCGTCACGGCGTTGGTGTCTGCTGTCATCGCGGTCGCGTTGCCCTGATTGGCACCCGCGGCCGCCGGAGCAGCGATGTCGAACAAGAGAGTATCGACGTTCTTCGTCGTCCCCAGGGCGAGCGCCTTCGATGCTACAGCCTGGCCAGCGGTGGAACCGTCGAGCAGGTTGAGCTCGGCCGCATCCGCCGTGAGCCCATCGGGCATCAACTGTAGCGCATACCAGAGCGTGGAGGTCTTGGCCAGGAACAGGCAGAGACAGCCAGCGGGGAGCGTGATGGCATTGTTGGCGCCCAGGGCGTTGATCTGCGCGTCGGTCGCTGGGAATACGGGGAGCACCTTGTTGGCCACCGTGTTCTTGATCCAGACGCGCCGGCCAGCTACCGCCGTCGGCAGCACCACGGCCGCCGTATCGTCCGCGCCGGTCACAAAGTTCGTGTCAGCGGTCATGGCCGTAGCAAGTGCTTGAGTTACACCACCAGCAGCCGGACTAGCGATGTCGAAGAGCAACGTGTCGATGTTCTTGGTTGCGCCGAGTATGAGTGCCTTCGACGCTACGGCGGTTCCTGCCGTAGACGTATCGAGCATGTTAATCTCAGCCGCCGAAACCGTAACCTCGGTCCCATCGAGCCATAGTCCCGAATTGATATTAATTCCCCTGCGGAAATTGACTCTATGTACTGCTGTCATTTCGTATCCTTTCGCTTTCTGCCGCCTCGCGGCTTGAGCACCGAGGCCGACTCTGGCGTAGCCGGCCCCGCTTCTATCACCTGTCCTGCCAGCAGCGCGTGTATCTGTTCCAACTCCCAGAGTATCGCCGCCAGAAACGCTTGCTCAGGTGTATTTGGTACGCGCACTCCTGGTCTATCCATTGTCACCACCTATTTATATAATGGTCGGGCATTAGTTATTGCATTTCCTGTCCGACCATTATATAATGGCCTATATACAGGAGGATGCAAATGTCTCGTTTCGACAACCGAACGCAAATGCTTGCCGCTTTTGGCAACAAGTGCCAGGAATGCGGGTATGATCGCTGCCTGAATGCGCTTCATTTCCACCACACTGATTCGACCGCTAAATCGGATTGGTCTAATGGTCGAGGTCAAGTAGCAATGGCCGAAGTCGAACATCACCCTGAGCGCTTTAGACTTCTTTGCGCTAATTGCCACATTGAAACCCATACCAGGGAGCGAGTAATCCCTACTAAGCCCTGCAACTACTGCGGCAAGCCTATGAGGATTTGGAAAAGTCGAGGCCGCGACAATCGGGGCAAGTTCTGCTCGCGCTCTTGCTTTTCCAAGTATCGACTTGGTCAGGTGGGTATCGAAATGCCCCAACGCTTCTGGGCTCGCGTCCAGAAGACTGAAGATCACTGGTTGTGGACAGGTGATCTCAGCGCAAACGGTTTCCCGTGCCTGTCGATGCAAGATATCCCTGGCAAATGGACTACTCATCCAGCGCGCAATATTAGCTATCAGTTGGCCTATGGGCCGCTGCCCAGACGCGCCCTGATCGCCGTCACTTGCGGAGAACCTCTTTGCGTGCATCCTGATCACCTATCCAACCGATCAATCAAGCGTACGATCACGATATAGTAGGGTCGCTATATCCGCCAGCGGTATTCTTCGCCACGGCTGCCCCGACCCTATTTGCCACGCCCACGCCGAACTCGACGTAGACGATGCACTCTGCCAGCGGGTCGACCATCTGGGCAGCCGCGCTCTTAAGGAAGGCGTTTTCCTGGTAGGTCGGGTCGACGCGAACCATCAGCGGGTTACGCGAGTCGAGCGAACCGAAGCTCTTGTACACGGCCCAGAAGGTCGTTGGAATGCGGCCGGTGGCCCTCATTCGCACCTCGCCGTATTGAGTGTCCACGACGCCGACGTAATCAGCGCCCACCTGGGCCAGGTCGGCGGTGATGCCGTAGCGAATCAGCCCGCTGGCCTTCGGCACGAAGCCGGTGACAGTCGCGGTGGCCACCCAGCTCGCCAGGTCTGCATAGGAAACCAGCAAGTCGAACGGCGCGTCGTAGCCGTGCTCCCAGAGGTTGCCCACGGCGGTCTCCAGGTTGGCCTGGGTGATGCCGTTCAACGGCGCGATGTGATCGTGCGTGTAGGCGAACGTGCCGCCACGGTCGGGACGCGGCAGGGGCACATAAGCGCTGTCCGCCGTGCCGCCATCCGCGAGCGGCATCGAGCGACCAGAGCCAACCGCCGTATAGGTTTCCTTGAAGAGCCTGGTCAAGAGCTTCTGCTGCCATAGGTTCTTCAAGTCGGCAATCGCGTTGGCGATGTCGGCGTCGATCTGTGCTCGGCGCGCTTTACGCAGGAAGTCGGCGGTCCAGCCGATGCCACGATCAAACGAATCGAGCGGCAGCATGTGACCGGTGGTCGCACCGCGCTTGTTGTCCGGCTTGCCGTACTCAGTGTGCACCTGGAAGCCGTTTGACACACCGATGGCGTACTCGCTCATGATGTCCTGGGTGATGCTCATCAAGGACGCATTGAGCGGATCAGCCTGAATGTCGGCGTTGGCGATGGCGATTGCGCCATTGATGTCGGCCACCAATTGCGCATAGGTCGTATTCTCAGCGAGTCGGAAGCGCTCCAGGTACGAGCCGTCTACATACGTAGGCAGGCCGAACTGCTGGAGGCTGTTAGGTCCAAGTAGTGCCATTTTGTTTACCTCACTTTCTCAGCAATTACGAGAAGTCGATGATCTGCGGATGGACCATCATAGTCGAGCTATTCAGTCCAATCCCGATCTGCGTGTCTTTGGTGCCGGCTGTGGTGGAGATGATCCCCGCGTCGTCATCGGTGAAGAGCACCGCGTTGTATGCCATGTTGGTGCTGTAGCCGGTGACAGGTCCCATCAACACGACATCGCACTCTTCGCCGGAGGCGATGGTTGCGCCGCCAGAAGCACCGGCCACCACGACACCAATACAGAAGTTCTTGGTCACGTCGCTTGAATCCGTCAAGCTCACGGTGTCAGCCGCGCTGAGATAGACTGGCTGGCCGGGCGTCATGGCCTCGCCAGCCGTGAAACGTCGAATGATGCAGCCCGCGAGCGGTCTGATGCTCGCGGCCACTACAGTTATGTCAGCCATGGTTTGTTACCTCCTCAAAGGTTAAATGCGGTACTGAGAGCGCAGCCGCGCCTCTTCCGCTTTCGGGTCTTTTGTTGCCGTTCCCGCGCCGTCCTTGGCGTTGACGTTGGGTGCCGTTGGCCGAGCAAACTCGGCGGCATTGGCGGCGATGTACTCCAGTTGCTCAACAGGGTCGAGTTTGTCCAACAAGGTCAGGATGTGTTTCGGCAGTCCCTCGCGTTGCTTGCCAAGAATCGCCTTGAGCGCCGTTTCGTGTCGCTCGGCCTTCTCCTTGAATGGCTCAAGCTCGGCTACTTTGGCGCTAGCTGTGTCGGCCAGTTTTTTGAACTCGCCCTGCTCTGCCAGTTTCGCGGCCTCCGCTGTCTCTGCCGCCTTCCTGTTCTTTGCCTCTGCCTTGCGGCCTTCCTCTGCCAGCCGATCTTTGACGATACGGTCAATGTCGGCCTGGGTGAATCTGGCCTCTTGCGTGGCAGACCCACTGGCTGCCTCAGCCCCGGTTGTAGCGCTTACCGGTTGCGCGCCCTCGACGGCGCCGGTGTTTTTGCCCTCTCCCTCAGAGGTGTTTGGCGCTGTGTTGGTAGTGGTATCCATCGATTAAGCTCCTTGCGTTCAAAATGAAAAGCGGCGTCTGACTGGCCGCTTTTACAGTGGTCATAATCAGACGCCGCTGGTTTCCCGGTGGCTATTCTGTTAGGCTGAGCGCCGATGCCTCGGAACGATACTGCGCTCCATGCCGAGATAATCCTCTATGGCTCCAAGCATGATGATAAGCGCTTGGCGGAATGCTGTCAAGAGGATGTGCTCTTTGGTCATGCAGCCATCCTCTGGCGCAACTCACCTACCGTACGCGGCACAATCGCGCCGCCCCACTCAGGATCGTGTACCGTCTTAGCCATGTCGCTTAGTTGTACCTGGCCATTCTTCCACAGGTCATAGCGGCCTTGTCCAAGCACTTGGCGCTGTGTCTGTGCGTCCTGCTCTCTCAGCCAAGCACTGCTGCTCTGCCACTTCACCGGCGGCAGGCCGGCAACGAGAGGGATTGAACTGCAACGGCACTGAGGGTGCGAGTCAAACACATGCTCGACCGGATACACTCGGCCATCAGCAGCAAGGCAGCCAGCACATACCCTTGAGTCCCTGGCGCAGATACGCTTATATCCCGACAGAACGCCGCTCTCCCGATACTGCGCAGAACTTGCCATTCTCAACGCCCTGAGTTGCTCAGTCCTGGCGATGTTTAGGCTGCGATTCAGTCCCCAACTCATGCCCTTGCGCATCTCTGCCGCCGTCTTGGTCGGACCCCAGCCGAGCGCCGTGCCTCGCAACAGCGCGTTGCTCAGTCCTTCGGCGGCATCGGGCCAACTCTGCTTGAGCAGCTTCGTCAACGGCGACCGTTCGCTCACCAGTGCCGCCATTGCCTCGATTGCGTCCACATTCAGCACGTTGAACGCGCCAACAAAGTTGCTCGGCATACTGGCCGTTATCGCGGTCGCCGCCTGTTGTGCACCAAGGCTGACAAGCTCCGTTTGGCGGCTGCTGATCAACCCCTCGCTCCACTCGGCATAGCGCTGGACCTCTCGCTGCAATTGACTCATAAGCGCTTGATAGCGCTCCATCCTGTACAACTTGGCTTGGCTGATTGCACGGCCCGCCGCTTTCTCGGTCGCTAGGTCGTTGGCCAGCAGGTCTATTTGCTCGGACAAGGTACGCTCGATAATCAACCAGCGCCCAGCCATTTCTTGCATCTGCACTGTCTCAGCAGCCAGCAGGTCAAGGCGGAACTGGCGAGTAATGGAGACGACTAGCGGCTCAGGCATTTCGCCCCCTAAAGCCCATGCCACGCTTCTGCTCCGGCTTCTGCTTCGTCACCCACCGGCAAAGCCAGCCTGTCCGGCTCTCTGGGTCCGGCAGGTAGAGCGTGCCCGCAGGGTAGTCCTGATCCTCAGTAGCGTTACCGGGTTGCGCGGCTCCGATTATTGGTTGTGGCGCGAACTCTTCTTCGTCCATCATTGCCTCTACAGCAAATAGTAAATCCCAGCCGAGTAAGTCACCGCGTCGGCGTTGTTCGGCGTGATAGTCAGTTGAATGTCCCTCGGCACCGTAACATTGACCTCCTCGGTGAAGGTCACAACAGCCGGCGTCTCCGCTGGATACAACAGATAAGCGAATGTGCCAGCAGCACTATTGATGGCTGCCGCTGCTGTCCAGAAGTCCAGGTCATAGGTGCCGCTGACTGGCCCCTTGAGCGAGAGCTTGGGCGTCAATGTCGTGGCCCCTACTCTGGCCGTGACCTTAACCACGATGCAGATGCCCCGCCATTTGGAGTTGGTGATCGCCGCCGTAGTCGCTAGAGTGCGTGCCGCCGATGCCAGCAGCACGGCTGACGTGTTCACAAATGGGTCGCCATCTGTATCGCAAGCGATTCTGTAGGCATTGCTCGGTGCTGGGGTTGTCATATCTACTGCCCTCCGTTGGCGTTGCCGCCGTTTTGGTCGAACTGTCTCTGCTGCTCAAGCATCGCATTGGCCATGTTCTGCGCTGCTGACGCCGTTTCCTGCTCTTTGTCTGCCAGCATCGCCTCGATGCGCTTCTCATCCCAGCCAAGCTCACGTAGCGCTGTGGCCAGCGGCATGCCGGCTGTGACCCACGCCTGAATCTGCTGCGCCTGCGCCGTCTGCGCCTGCTGCTCGGAAACGGGGTCCACGTAGGCCGTTGGCGCCCATACTGGAGACACTTGCTCAGGCTCGCCCTGGTAGCCGCCATAGATGCGCCCGAGCCTCTGAGCCAACTCCATGACCTGACGCCACGAACTGGTAAACCAGGTGCAGCACTCATCGGCCTGCATAGCCAGAGCCGCGTCCAACATCTGCAACGCCGCCCCGCTCGGCACCTCGCCCATCGTCGGCACGAACTCATGGAGGGGGATGTCGCTGTTGCTGGCAATGGTCACGGTGAGATGTCGCGCATAATCGAGCAGGCCCTTCATGTCGTCGGCAGCGAGTTTGTTGACGTGGCCCGTGGTTTCCAGTGCACGCCCTGGCCGCAAGCCCAGGCCATCGTCAGCCGGGTCGATGTCGGTGCCCGCGCTGTTGGCAGTTGGTGGCATTTGCTTTTCGTACTCAATGGCAATCAGCCCGAAGCCCTGTTGATCGGCGTTGGCCAGCAGGTCAAGGTTGGTCTTGTTGATAGCGTTGTTTAGGCCGATAATCGCGGCAACCAGGCTGCCTCTCGGTGAGATGAACGGCACTACCGCCAAGCCCAACGGCGCACCTTTGCCATCCACCCACGGCAACGGCCATGCCTTGTCCTCTGGGTCGCTGATTGGATACCAGCCATCGACAGGCTGCTGCTCTACCAGCGTGAATGCTTGCTGCTGCGACGGGCTGAAGAATCGAGCATATTTGTAAACCGCGTTGCTGGTGAATATCGTTGCCCGCTGTGCCCCGTTAGCGTTCGGGTTGGCTGGGTCGCTCACGCTCCACCGCTTGATGGCGTAGAGGGGTGTCGTCTTCGCCTCATCCTCATAGACCATGCGAATGCCGGTTGATTGCTCCAGCCCGTCCCAGCGCTGGGCAAACGTGAAGCGCGGCCGCTTGCCGTTGTGGTCAACGATGACGTAGCTCTCAGCGTCCCTCAGAGACGCTTTATAAACCTCGCCCTCCCAGCGGTCCATATCGTTCTCTACCCACCAGCGCACAGCAGAGGACAGAGCGCTCGCATCCTGCTTCACATCTTCGAGCAGCGCCTCGGCGCCTCGTGAATCCTGCCAGCCGGTGACATTAAGGCGCGCCCGCACCTTGTCCACCACTTTGCGGCATTTGTTGTCGATGGGCCAGTCGGTGGAATCCTTGTCGATGACGCCCTCAAGAAATGCCCGTTGGTCATCGCTGAGTAGCAGATCATGCACGCCTGAGTAGTAAGCCCGCCAGTGCTTGACGTTCTCATACTCGGCAGTCAGCGCTGCCTGCTGCTGGCTCAGATAGACCTTGTATTCGACTACAGCGCTTGAGTCGCCGGGCAGGATCGGGATGGTCGGCATTATGCTACCCTCCGGGTGCGGCTACCCTGCTGTCCGTCAAGCATCAACTCAGTGAGCGCCCACACCAGGGCATCCATTCGGTCAGGTGATTTCTCGCCAGGTAACCAGTTGCACATCTGATCCTCTAACTCAGCGAACATTCCCACGTGATGCACTCGCCCTTGTTCGTACAGGGCTGCGATAGGCTCGGCTCTGGTCTGTTTGCCTCGGCTGGCATGCACCGCCTTATAGGAAGCTGTTGGGTCGATGGTCTGAATCGTGTAGCCGACCATCTCGCCGCCGTTGTTCACCTCGCCAATAATGCGATCTGCGCGATGAGTGCGATAGGACATAACCGCCGCTTTTGCCCATTCAGCAGGCGTGCCCTGTAGGGTGTTGTCTGCCAGGATGTAAGCATGCTCATCTTTGGCGATGCCAGCCACGACGATGCCCGTTTCGGCTGAGTCCTCAGTGCTTGACGCCTCGGGGTCCACCGCCACGACGATACGGATCAAAGGTGGGTATTGCCGCACTCTGGTCTGCTCAATCAACGAGCGCTTCCAAAGCGCGCCAGGGACATCATCAAGGACTTCGGCATTCAACTCCTGACGGCCCAACCGCGTCCCCTCATAGCGCTTGATCACGTAGTCGAAGAAGCCAGATGAAAGGTTTGCCTTGTTGTCGTAGGTCGTGCCCCGCGTAACGTGGTTGCGCTTATCGGCAATCAGGTCACGAACCATCTTTATTGGCCGTGGCGTCGTCGTCACGACTGCTTGTGGATTGTCGCCAAGTCGTAACCCCATCATGGCTTGATGCCAAGCCTCCTCATATCGCCAGCTTCCCAATTCATCCGCCCAGAGCTTCATATGCTGCTTGCCGCGCAATCGTTCGGGTTCGTCGGCTGTAAAGATTAGGCTTCTTGCCCCATTGGGCCAAACAAGCAAGCGGTCTGACTTCATGTACCGTGGCCGCTCATCGTCGGGACAAATTGCCAGGATACCGCTCTCTCCTTGGACCATGATGTCCCGCGCATCATCGACCGTCGCGCCGATCAGGTTCACATAGGCGTAACTCTTAGCCCACCAACGCACACACTCAGCGCCCGTCCTGGTCTTGCCCCAACCACGACCCGCAAGGATGAGCCAGACGAACCAAGCCCAAGAGGGAGGAAGTTGATCATGTCTTGCCCATAGCCCTGACCAGTCATAGAGCAGTTTCTCCGCTTCCTGTGGGCTTAGACTGGCTGTCAGCTCCAGCCTCTCGTCGTCGCTCAGCAAGAGCAGCGAGTCGAGAAGAGAGTCGTTCGCGTGCGTCGTCAACCTTCACCTCAATGGCTCCGCCATCTTTGCCTGTAGCCTCTACTCGTTGCGCTGGCTTTCCCCACACCGTATCCTTGACCTCTTTGGCACACTGTAGGCGCAGTGCCACATCATTCTTTTCATCACGCATCACCGACACATACAGGCCGAGCGCATACTTGGCATCGTCGGCAGCTTCCTCGATTGCTTTGTCTCGTATCTCTGATATGGGTTTTGGCTTGCGGCCTGCCCCTGGACGCTTGCCACCTCGTTTGCCTGCCATTTTTTGATTACCTTTTGATTGCTACGTTAATCAACCTGCTTTGCCTCTACTCATCCACACGCACTACTGCCGACGCGTTGCCCCGCCCTGCAACCGCTCGGCATTGCCGCCCACTAGTCGCCCGTACTTATCCAATTCGCCGTTGCGCCATTCCCTCTGAAAAACAAAGAGGCGAGTCCCACGGACAAAACGTCCATGAAACTCGCCCCGCTTCTTACGCCAAAGGCGATGCTGTTCTAGTAAGAGAATACTAGTAATACTTACTCTACTAAAACAACACTATTCTTTTATGTCACTCTACCGTGTCGTAGGCTGTCTCCACCTTAACGGCAAGCTGGTTCTCTCGGTAGTGCATCTGAATGCTGCCCTTGGAGTTTTCGTTCACTCTCTCAGCATTCCTAGCCAACCACCGCACAATTCTGGCAGCCCGCCCAGTCAAGATGATTTCGTGATTGTCCAGCCTGACTACCACTTTCCCCACTAGATTCTCCGATCAGGCTGGCTTGATACTTCCAATAACTCTCTAGTATCATATACCAGCCTAGCATACGTGTCAAGAGGTAATTTTTCCGCACCTACTGCATTGCCACCAGTGGCGCCCTGGCCAGCGACCGTGGCAGCGTTGCCAGGCGTGGAAGCCGAGGAGGCAGAGTGCCCTACTGAAGCGCCTCATTCCTCCACAACCTTGCACCACCAGACGCCACGCCATTGCCCAGGTGCATAGGTGGCGATAAGCTCATCGTCCTCGGTCAGGTTCCCGTAGATGTCTAGCGCGGCCCTTTCCGTTACTTCCCAGCCAGACCCCTCTTCCCATTGTTCGATTTTGCCGTTTATGGTTTCAACTTTGATGAGTAGCTTCATTGTTCTCCCTCACACACCTGCCCATTGCCCTCGCGCACTCGCAGTGCCCTGGCTCCCCTTCGATGTCCTCGCAGAAACTAGCCAATGACGGCACCCCAGCCATGTCTCGCTGGTTGCGGCGCTGCGCCGACTCCAGCCATAACTCGAACGCCCAGAACGCACAGCAAGGCCGACCGCCGAACCATTCGCTGTATGCCTCGTGTGGGTCAACGGGTGCGGCGATGGCGTGGCGGGGTTTGTATGTGAGTGTTGTCATCTATTCATTGCCCCCGCTCACGCATAGCCCCATGACCAGCACGCCAATTGCCGCCCCGACGATAAGTCCGACGAAGAAGACAGGCCACATACTACACCTCCCTCTACTTTGCTGGGACGGATCAGGATACAGACCCGCCCCAGCATCTCTCCAAACAATCGCAAAAGCCTGTTACCACCTCATAGACACTACCTCCCTAACTAAAACCACATTGACAGATACTACCGAACGATATTCAGTTTTAGATCACTTGAGTCAACTTTTACTCTTTGCCACTGTGTCGCCGTGGCCCGCGTATTTCACAGCGCCACGCGGCGCTTGTGCTTGCTAGTTCAGCGGCTGCCCACAATGGGCACAGAACCGCCAATCTTTATAGGTCAACTCTTTGCAATGTGGGCACTCAGGGTGCCCGTCTGCAATGTAGCAACTGCGGCAAAAAACCTGTCCATGGGCAACGGCCAACCCGCCGCCATCCGTATAGGCAATGTCTGTCGGTTGGCCGCATCGACAACAACGTAGGTCTAGCATTAGGCATCACTTCCTTCATTGGCTTTTGCAGCCTCTCTCCAATAATTGAGATCTACCGACTCCAGACCCAATTCCTCCATTATCCAGCGAGTGTTGACCAGCCGCTCTTTGCCGGCAACCTCGACGCATATCTGTGGCGCGATGTAGATGCTGCCATCAGGGCAGCGGTAGCGCGGATTGGCGAGTATCTGCTTGATCTTATCCGCTGCTGCGTGCTCAAAGGCGTTCATCACCACCACATCGCCCACCACAGCACCGCGCTCCAACCGGCCACGTTGACAGCGAGCAGGTAGGCGCGGGTCATCTCACCCTCCGCAACTTGCGCCACTCATACCATTGCTCCTGCAACCGCAACCAATACGACGCCGACGTACCAAGCAGTTTACTCAAATCCATCGCCAACTCTGGCGTAATGTCGCGCTTGCAGGCGAACAAATCGCACACATCGCTCACATACACCCCTAACTGCTCTGCCCAGTAGGAAATGGTCTTGTCGTCGCGCTCCACAAACTCCTCCAGCAGCAACTCGCCAGGATGCACTACCTCGGCGGGCCGGCGGGTCATGGCGATGGCTCCAGGGCTGCATTCAAATCCCCCAACAATCCCCGCGTTTCCTCATCCAATATCACCGAGCTGTTAAGCTGCTCTGCCAGGGAATTGGCTGCATCTGCGATGTGGTTTAGGCGCTTCGTAGCCTCACGCCACTGCTTCGTGGCTTCGGGGAGTGAGGCAAGAAAATCACGAGCATCCCTACCAGCAATGCAGTCTCCCATATCGCTGCACGATTGCCGCTGCCTGCCTATGTCCTCCAGCGCCTCCACCAGCACCGCAACTGTGGCCTGTGAAGTGGCTAGTTGCTGGCGCACCTCATCGCGGTCGGCCGCATACTGCGCCGCTATCTCGACCGCGATGTCGCGTGCCTTTTCCGCTGCCTCGGCACGCTGCTGGCAGGCGGCGAGTTGGGCGCGAAGGTCATCGCAATCAGCCCCATATTGTGCAGCTATCTCAACTACGGCATCGTGCTTGAACTGTAGCTCCCGCACCCGCTCATTCGCTGCGGCTAGGTCGGCGAGAAGGCGAGGGAGAGCATTGCAGGCGAGGCGAACATAACCGCCCGTGCCAAACCCATCGATTTCCAGGCTCATGTTCAAATAGTCTGAGTTCATTCGCTCACACGCTGCCTTCAGTTCTGTTATCTCAGCATCGCTCAGTGGCGTGTGCTCAGTCATCGGCGCGGGCCTCCTTTTTATGTGGCATTCGCCCCATTGCTAGACCAAATATCCAAGGCGCTAGTGGACCGAGCGGCACATTCCAGACAAGCCAGAAAAACACTCCTCTCATCATTTACTCCCCCTCGCTCACGATGCCAGCACGACGAGCAGGCAGAATGCCGAAACATAACCCGATGCCCACTATCGTGCCACAGGTTACACCAGCCTTGCAGCATACGTCCCGAAGGCTGCAAACATCAGGACATCGCCCCATTATTCCATTGCCAGCCTCTCGCATTCTCACCGCTTCCTCAAACACTGCCACCGCCTTCCTTCCCCGCTCCCGCTCTGGCTGCGTGGCCTGGTAGTGCAATGTGTACTGAAGGACGGCATGTCTGAGTCCTAGGCGAAAACCGCCCCACCACTCATCATGGGACTCCGCGTATGCTTCCTCTGCGATTGCCTGCTCTCCTTGCAGCCACACCTCGAAGCTGTCCTGCTGTTGCTCGGTCTGCTCGGTCATTGCTCCCTCCTTCACCGCCTTCTCCAACAACTCCCTATCCTCTGGCCAGTAGTACACGCCCATCCCCACTCGCCCCATTGCCTCCCGCCATTCAGCCCTAGCCCCCTCGCTTTTCTCCCATCCTGGCAGCATCACCACCAAATCGCAGCGCCGCATCAACTCCAGGTCGCCTGCCAGCCAGAACTCATCAGGTATGTCATTCCCGCCATACATCCGTGTGTTCTGGTGGGGCACCACTGGAAAGAGCCCCAGCGTCGCCAACTCACGGCCCACTCTTGCGGCTGCGTCAATGTTCTGGAGCACGTACCGCTCGCCGCGATTATCACGGTAGGACCCAGCGACATAGGCTAGTAACATTCAGCTCACCTCCAGGGGTAATACCTTGCTCGCCATTATCGCCTTGCATCTAGGGCAAATCGGGTATTTGCTGCACTCTGGCAAATACAACTGCCAGCCCTTGCGCCGGCTCGGCTTTGCTCCACAGACTGCCTCTGCCCCCCCTCATCGGTGACTAAGTGAGTTTTCTTGTCGCGGTATAGGTAAAGCTGAATCACTACTCTCCCCCTCCTTCACCTTGCTCGCCTCGCGCCAGGTCAGCGCGGTAGTGCGGCGTGCTATGCGTTTTCCCGCTTCCATACGCTCCCCATGTGGTCCTCGAAGTCCTTCAGCCTCAGCATCACCAGGTCGCCGTCGTGGCGCTGCCCCAATTCGTGCAGGATGACTATGGGAAGCTGCGACGTGGCGCTTGCATCGACGCTCTGTTGCATCGCCGCTTTCAGCCAGGCAGGTAACGACGTCCGCATCTTGCATTCCACGCTCAAATACTCGTTGACTACATCGGCGGTGCTGGTGCCACTGGGTCCGACGCGCTTGCCGCCTAATCTTTTGGCGCACTCGCGCTCATGGGTTTTCCACGTCGCGGTGTGACGTTTTCGCTTAGCGCCGCCGTTGGTGGCGGGTGACACGTCGAGCATAGCCAATCCTTGCCTCGTAGCCATTTCTCAGTACCTCCACAACATCTACACTCATTCATCTAGGCCCCATAGCTCCCGTTGCCTTCGCACTATCTCCGCCGCGCAATAAGCGATTGTCTCCAGCCGCAGCGCCTCCAGGCGGGCGTCGCGGTAGCGCACGCGCACCAGGTTACGCAATAGCACGAGTATTATCTTCGGGTCGCTGCGCGGCTTTGGTTTTGCCATTTAGGGTAATATTCGTAGCTGAGCTGGCCCTCTGTTATTTCTGCGTAAATTACAATAGGGATGAGCCACAGCTACATTCCTTTTGGAGTGTTCACCACCAAGAGAAAGCGGAATCAAATGATCAAGGTGCCAATTATTAGGATCAACCTTTTTGCCACAAATATGGCAACGGCCACCGTCGCGCTCGTAAATCTCTCTACGGGTAAACGATTCTACGAAAGCACTTAATTTCTGGGCTCTTCTCTTCTTGTCTCCTTCCCAGAAATTACTGATACATTCCCGACAAATATCTCTTAGTCCATCTTTTCGTGAATTCACTCTGTGAAACTCATCAGATGACTTCGTTTTCCCGCAAGAAGGACAGTACTTAGAATCAGGAATACCATAATCAGGATTAATTGCCCTCAGGGCTTTTCGTTGATTCTCACGTTCTCGTCTATGAGGATCGCAATCACCGCGACATACCTTACAACGCCCCTCTAATCCATCCTTATTTGCAACGTTACGGAAAAACGCGTCCCTTGGCTTTGTTTCTCCACAAGTTGAACAACGTTTAAAAAGAGGTACCCCACAATTAGGATCAATAGATCGAATACGCTTTCGCTCAATTATCTTTTCCCTGCTGTGGTGATTTCGATTTCTCGAGCAATCCTTACATTCAGAGGTCAGACCGTCTTTGCTTCTACAATTGCCATAGAACTGATCCCTGGCCTTTAGCATCCCGCATCTGTAGCATCGTTTTGTGGCATCCATAGCAAAGCCCCCATCACTTCGAGTTCCTGCACTCCCTGGCAAGGTAGCGCGGGGTATACCCGAAATAATGGGGGCTTTGCTCACAACAATATTCGGTTGTGTAAATGCGTGCAGGCTCTTAAATAAAAAGCCCCCGCTCTTACTACCTTGCCAGGTGACTGTATTATAGCAAATCCCATTCATTTATGCCACCGCTCCATAATGTTAAGCAATCTGATTATCTGTTCGTGGTGAGGTTTCATCTTCTGCTCACGCAATTCCTTATACTCAGCCTCCGGAATAACGCCACGCTCTATTTGTAATTTCCCATCCCTCCATGTCAGTCGCGCTCCAAGTGCCCGCATGCCATCAAGGGCGCCATAAACGCTTTCGGGATGGTCGCGCTCGATAGCCTTTGCAGTCATCAGTAAGTGGTGCCACATTTCACTATCTTCCACTAGGTCGGGACGACAATCCATCTGCCACTCATCGCTAGTAGTCTTCATTGGCGCCTCATCAACTAAACATAACGCTTGAATTACCATTAGTTGCTATCATTAGTCCTCTTCTTCTATATAGATACTTCTAAAGAAAGAAGAGCTAAATACTAGCGAATTAATAATTATGGAATACGCCGAATATACCCCCACAATTATCTAAGGAGACCCGTTTACCTAATTTCGGGGTATAATGGGACATATTCCAAAATACATAATTATTCAGAAATGCCCCCTATGCCCTATTCTGGGGTGATCACAAGTGGGGACAAAATTAATTAATTCCCCATAATTCATTCCGTCACCACCCTAATGATCTCGGTTGGCCTACCCGCACCCTCGCGCCCTTTGCTTTCCTTCTCCACTTCGCCCAGCCTGATAAGCTGCTCCACCGCTGCCAGCAATGCACCTGGCTTCATGTCCTTGAGCAGCTTGGATAGGTCGCGCATCGTGCCACCCTTGCTGCCGAGTTTGGCGATGGTGCGGCGCACTCGAGCAATGGTGACGTCATCCTCTGTCCTGGTAGCGACCACAAGCGCCTGGTGTGCCCCGAGGCGCCACTGGTCAACGATGAGGCGCGCCCGCGCGAGGTGCCCCGCCTCGATGTATGGGCGCTCATCGCCGTCTGGCCAGTCCATCGCTGCCAATAGCGTACTGACCTTGATAACCTGAGTTGGCAGGCGCCCATAAGTGCCAAATAGCCGATGGTCCAGCTCATCGGTGAGGCTGTCATAGCTGGCCCATTTGTTGAAGGCAGTCCAGTTATGCAGCGCCTCGCCGTCTATGTCGACAAAAAGCGCCCCCGCTGGCTGAATCCATTGGCTCGCTGGCAACCGCTCATAGAGGTGCTGCAACTCATGCACAAGGCGTGTCGGTTCGTCTGCCTTCAATGGTTCTTGCCAGTCTGGGCGCTCATCACCTGGCGTCACGATGCCAAAACGTGGCCACCAGCCCATTGACCATAGCCGGTCACTGGTCAAGTGTGAAGCCATAGCGGCTGGCGTACTCGCTCCAAGTAGTGCTAATGAGGCATTGCGAATAATCACAAGCCCCTGGCCGCGCGTGGTGCGGGTGTAGTCTTCATCGCAATCGTAGAATCTGAGTAGCGCCTCGATGAGTCCAGCGTTATAATCGCGTCCCGCACCAGCCAGCAGGCCCGATGCCTCGTCGATAATCAGCCCCTTTTGGGCCGCGTAGTCCCGCCCCTTTTGCCAGCGCTCCTTTTGCTGCTGTGTCAGCTTCTCGAGATTGGCAGGTTCATAGCCTGCCATGTCCGACATGAACCCCTCGGCGCTCATCTCTTGCGACGTCAGCAGATGGGAGAATGCACGGCGCGCGATGCCCTTGGCCACATCCATTGCCGTTGACTTGCGGTAAAGTGTTGTGGGCGCCAGCCATAGGGCCCAGACGTTGGGGTAGATGGTAGCAAAGGGCATTCGCATGCATAGGCGCCGCGCGATCGCCGTGGAGATGAGCCACAAGCCCGCGGACTCGTGAAATGCCCGCGGCGTCATCGGCGAGACTCGAGCGGCATAATCGCAATAAGCCTCAAGCCAGGTGCCCTTTACAGGCTCAGCATTGAGAGGGCAAGCCATCTCGGGCACATACTCCGATACCGGCGGGCGCTCCCCCTTGCCAATAATCACGCGCACGCCCTTTGCGCCGTAGCCATCCTGCCCTAGTTTGCGCGCCGCTGCCTCGAAGTCGCCACCGTGCTCGAGAAGCCCATAAACGCTGAACTTGCTATACCCGCGCAGGTCTTCAAACTCTGTCGAAGTGGTCCAGGGGTAGAACAGATCGTAGCCGCCATAGTTGGTGCTGGCACTAATGCCCGCGTTCTTGCCTGGCCGTCGCCAGTAGGTGACACCGCCGCGACTGTAGACGGCGCGCCAGCCGTGCGGCTCGAGCAAATCATGCCAACTGGCCTTATTGCAGAAGTCATTACCTGGCAGCGAAGGGTCTAGGTCGCCTGCTGGTCGCTTCTCATTCAATACCTCTCGAGAAGGCATCTCATCAAAACCGCGCGCCAGTTGCCACAACTCTTGACGCTGCTCAGTGGTCACAATGGGGATAGTTTCGACACTACCACTCACCAGCACGTAGGGCCTGCCGCTCGGATGCACAGCGCCGTGACTCGGCGCCACTATCGCATACCCGCCCTCGCCCTTCGTCTGTATGAGCGCCTTGCCTTTTTGCTGTTCGGGCGTGGGGCGCTTCGCAAGTGTGGTTGACGGCAATGCAGGTTGACACCACCAGAACCAATGCACGCCGCCGCCTGGCGTGCGCTCACAGTAGCCAGCTTCGATCTTTTCGATGAGCGCCCCTATGCCAGCCTTGATGGCATCCTGCTTGAAGTCCTCGTACACCTGGCCGTCGTCAAACTCGAATAGCTCGAGGTGGTGACTGATTGATCCTGTGGCAAAGCCGCACCCTTTCCGCCCGTTGCTGTACCACGTCTTGATTTTGGCGAGGTCTGCGCCTATGGCCCAGCGACCACCCTCAACCAGTGGCGCCTTGCTACCATCCTCGTGAGGCGGTATCACACATATGCCGGCGGCGTGGGCCGCTAGTGCAGTCTCGAGAGGTGTGCGGCTTTGTTGCATGGCTGCGATCTCCGTCCTGTTAGTCGTCTGGTTATTGGTGGGCCGGGCGGTAGCGAACCGCCTTGTCATCCTCTGCGGCCCCAATCGTCTAATATCTGTCCTCTCCGTTGCCATTGCCCGCCGCTGCCCCCACTGGCTCACGTGCCGGCGCGCTCCTCTGCGCCTTCGGCGGCAGCAGTTTATCGACGTTGGTGTACTCCCGCGTCTTTCCATCCGTGCCGTTGACCCGATTGGTTACGGTCAACATGCGGCACACCTTGCCGATCAACTGGTCGGTGTCCAGGACCTCGCCCTCGCCAAGCGTGTGGCCGAGCAGCATCTCGGCCCACTGGCGAAGCTTGGCTTTCGGACTTAGCTTCGGATAGATCACTGCCTTGGCCGTGACGACCTCGCCGATGTAAGTGCCGTCATAGTCGCCATCGTCAATGATCTCGAAGCTGAACTTTAATGCTGGCTTCTCGACGCCTTCCCATGTCGCGGTCGATTCCTCGATGCTCTTAACTTTCACCTTGTATGTGTCCTCGGGGAGGACAACGCCCGCCTGTTGGTCTGTCGCTGGAATCTTCATTTGTGAATCCTTTCTGTAGTTATGTATTGTTGGTTGCTATTTGGCCCTTGCCACTTCATCGAACATGGTCAACTGTGCCGATGCAATCTCTACGGTCACATCCTGATTCACTAGTCCCGCCAGGGCCGCAACATTGACGCCGTTAAGCTCTGACTTGATTTTGGTCACGACCATGATTTCCTCTTCCTGCTTGTCGAACTTGACGCCGGCGTCTATGACCGTTGCCCTGAATGTCAGCTTGCCCATTCTCACCTCCTTCTCCAAAATCTCCCACAATCTCCGCTACCAGCGCCAACTCCCGCTCAATCGCTGGTGTGCGCGGTCGCGGCTGCCATATAGCTTCTGTGATGCGTGCCATCGCGCTTATCCCTTCGCCTTGATGCTGACCGCCGGCGTCAATATCTCCGCCCGCATCGCCGCCTCTTTCACATCTGCTGGTATCGCGTCGGCCTTTGCCAGTGCCTCCACTTTGGCCTTGTCGATGCTCTGCACCACGACGCCAGGGATACCCTTCACAAACGGGCACCGCTCTAGAATTACATCCACGTCATACCAGGTGCGCTTTTTTTGTGTGACCGTCACCGCGAAGTGCTCATTCTCGCAGGGTCCGTTGTCGCGGGCGTAGTTTTTCAGGTCGCCCTCGGCAACAGCCATCGTGAGTCGTAGCGCGGATAACTGACTGATTACCCCAATGTTAGCGACCTCGAAGTCCTGCAAAGCCTTCGTAGCCTGTGTGTATGCTTCGAGCTTGTCTATCAATGTTCCTCTCCCTCCAATTCCTCTTGGTTGCCGTCCACGCCAGATCAACCAGGCCCGTCACAATCAGGCCAACCGCGATGCAGACGCCGACGAACGCGGTCAGAATCATCTCGCCGTCGGTGGCAGAGAGCGGGTAGTCAGTCATAGTTGCCTGCCTATCTGCCGCCAATAGGCGTCGGCCTGGAAGCGCCCCTGGGCCTGCATTGCGCATTCATTCTCGACGTACCAGGCGCAACGCTGCTCATAGCATTCCTCGAAAATCGTCTCCCCAAGGTCTTGATAACGCCTCAAGGGGCACAGCTGAGGCTCGTGCTTCGTAGGTGCTGTTTCGCCCATCTACTCCTCCTCGCCGCGCTGGGGTGTGGCTAATAAAGCCTGCCCTGCCTGCTGAGCCTGCACCAACGACTGTCGGGCGATGCGCTCGCGTCTGGCGTAGCCCTTCCAGCGCATCGCCCACTTGAAACATAGGTCGCGCTGATCAAGCGCATGGATGTAATCGGCTTGCCACACTTTTGCACCGGCCATCCATTGATCGCGCTCCTCGATCAATTCGCCTTGGCCCTTTATGGCGGATTGGAGTATTTGTATATGGTTCTGTCGCAGCGCCTCGGTGGCTTCTCTGAGCGTGGCAGCGTCCGGCCTTCTGGCCCCATCGTGTTCGATGACATGTGCAATGGTTTCGATTTTGGCGAGCGCTTCATCCGCATTCATGCCGTCGCCTCTTCTTTCCTTGCTTCCCTCATCGCCCGCAGCTGCACGATGCACTGCTTGCAGCACTCGCTCTCTGGCGGCTCGGCCACTGGCGGCTCGGAGTCAATGCCCGACCAAAACCTGTTCTGACATGCGGCCCATCCGTTGACATCGAACCAATGATAATGGCGGTCGCCTTCGGGTTTGCGCCAGCCTGAAAGCGTGATCATGATGCTGCCTCACATTCCTCGCCCCAACATTTCAGCGGCGGGTGTGGTTCGCCAGTCGCTTTCTCCCAGGTAGTGAAGGCGATGTCAATCGGGTCGTCTTCCAGCATTGCGATGCAGGGCGAGAGGTCGACCAGCTCCAGCAGCCCATCGATAGCTTTGAGTAGATCGGCATTACTCGCCCGTACCCGCTCCAGCGCCTGTAGTGCGTCGGCCGCATCGCCCGTGTCAAGGCCGTCATCCTCGCCGGCGACCAGGACGGTGGCGATAGTGTCGAGGTCGCTGTTCATTGTCCATTCCTCCCGCACCCACTGCACGTCAACGCCAGTCCCTCGCAGCGCCGCCGGCAGCGCTCACACCACGCCGCGTCGTATTCGTGTTTGCGTTGCATCTGGTAGCGCTCGATTTGGTGCTCCACCTCGGGCGCGTTTAGGATGGTGTCGTCAGGGTCGTAGTCGAAGCGGGCTAGCATGGGGACACCTCGCACAACTCGCACTCAGCCTCGTGCGCCGCAAACAGTAGCCGCTCCAGCTCTGCGTTCTGTTCGCCCCAGGCTGCGTCCCAGGCTGCGTCCCTGGCTGCGGCACTGGCTGCGTCCCAGGCTGCGTCCCTGGCTGCGTCCCAGGCTGCGTCCCTGGCTGCGGCACTGGCTGCGTCCCAGGCTGCGTCCCTGGCTGCGTCCCAGGCTGCGTCCCTGGCTGCGGCACTGGCTGCGGCCCTGGCTGCGGCCAATTCCTGATCAGTAATCTCCCCCCTCAGCCATTTTCGCTTTGCCTCAATTGCCGCCCAACTGCGCGGGTCAGGCTCCCTACCTGCGTTGCGCTCGCTTGTCAGTGCTCGTTCGGCGCACCAGCAGGCAAATTCATGGAGGATCGTGGTTGCGTTGACCATCCAGAGCACCGTGCGCCGACGGGCCACGGATTTATCCGCGCCGTCCTGTATCTCGCCCTCCAGCGCCACGCGACAGACGATGGAACCGTAGGCATATTCCAGCGCATCTATTGCCCGCTTGCTGGCGTGCATGCCGTTGTGGCACAGCTCGAGCGGGCCAACTGCCTCGTAGGTGCGACCCGCCTCCACGATCTCGCCGTTACTGACCCTGCGGTTATCGCGGTAGCGGAGGCGCTTGTCGTCGCGGAGGAAGTGCCAATAGAGTTGTTCGCTCATATGCTCACCTCGCCACGGGCGGCGCGGATGGCACGCTTTGCAGCGTCCCATAATTCGTCGATCTCTTCGTCGTAGTATGGTTCCAGGTTGGCGCCGTTATTCGCTGCCTCAATCAGATCGCTCAGCGCCTGATAGAGATCAGGCGCGGCGGCTATAAGTCGTGCATTAGCCTCAGCTATCTGACTGTGATTGCCTGGCACATTCCATACGGAGCAGACTTCTCCTTGGCTATCAGCTATTACCGTCCTATATGGAGGGAACTCAATACCAATATTTGGGCATCTCCACGGCCCAGGCGTGAACTGCTCTTGCCCCTGCCCCAGCGTGGCGTCGCAGGCGTCGGTGGCCTCTGTTTTCTGGCACGCTGCCAGATATAGATCGACTGGTGTTCTGATCTCCATCGCTATGCCGCCTCCTCGATCAGTCCCCACGCCTGCCCCTTGTCTGTATTCCAGCCAACGCACACGCCGCGGCGCCATGCCTGGTATTGCTGGCAAGCCGCGTCCCATTTCAGGCCGGTAAAACCGCTGGCCTCGCACTCGGCGTCTTGCTCTGCCATCGCGTCCAGGGTCTCTCTGCTGGGAATTGTTGCTAGTAGCATTTCAAACTCCTTGACATCCGAGCAACCAACGCTTATAATGCTGGTAGTTCGGTTACTTGAATTACTCGTGTCCCTCAGAGCGCGCCACGGCAATGGCGCGTTTTGGCATTGTCTGTCTCATGCCGCTCTCTCAATGTCCCGCGCTATCGCGTCCGCTCGTGCCGCAATCTCTTTCGGCGTCGTCCCATAAGCGCTAAACCGTTCGACCGTGCCGCCGTTGCGCCTGATTTCCACAAACTCCTCATCCTCTACCAGCGCTAGGCCCAGTTTCGCGTGTCGCTCGGTCAGGATGCTGTCGATGGTCCACATTGCGATACCTCCTCTATGCTACAATCTTCAGTCGCTCTACCTGCACTGCCAGCCGTCGGATGTTGCGCGCTAGCACTGCAATCGTTCTGGCGTCCGCGTCCTCCGCCGCACTGCGCGTCGGCTGCTCTGCGTGTCGCTCGGCCAGGCGCGCCAACTGTTCGGTTGCCGGCCGACCGATGACCAGGTTTTCCAGGTAGCCACAACTCAGCTTTGCGTATACGATCATCCCGTCGTGCAGCCCTTGGTGCTCGCGTGTGAGCGGTAGGTGCTGCTCGGTGTGCTCGCTGACCGCGACCTGTAGCTCGATGAGCAGGTCCACCGCTGTTACCCTGCGCCGTTCGAATATCGAAGCTGCCACATTCTCACCCCCTTTCGTTTTTGGCCCAACTCGATATTCTTTCGACGGGTGCAACGTGATAATGTTGTTGAAAGGGAGGCGAGTGTGATTTATCGAGTCGGGTGTTGTCTGCATTTGGTTGGTGCTCCTTGGTTGTGTTATGCCGCGTCGGTCTTGCGCTGCTCGGCGGCGGCGGCGGCGCGGCGAGCCTTGCGATCAGCGGCCGCAATGACTTCAGGTGGCAGCTTTTCTACCCAGAGGATGAGACGGTCGATCAATTCAGGAGTAGTCATGACGGCCTCCTTGTTGTTAAGCAGACTTTGCGGATTGCTTACTGGTACGCATGGCTTTTTTGCGTGTAGTAAACTCATGGCGCAAAAAAATACCCGTCAGCGGTTCGAGTTCAGGGAACGCTTGGGCCGCACCCACCGCGACCATTGGGCCAAGGCGCCGCTCGCCGTACTTGGTGCGGGTCCACTCACTGAGGGACACACCCAACAGGTTGGCAAACTCAGTAGCGGTCTTGAAGGTCTTTTCGCGGTCTATCAGGTCGTTTAGTATCTGCTGTTCGGCGGTCATCGTTCGTTCCCTCCTGTCTTGCTTACTATACAACCTTTTTTGCTTGTTGTCAAGTATTATTTTACCGATAGTGCGCATTTGTCTTGCGGTCAAGCAAATAATGTGTAGACTAGATATAGGAACTATTTGAGTCTTGGGGGGGGGGTATGGCAAAAGCCATCGGTGCCAAGATCAAACAGATACGAGAAGAGCGGGGCTGGACCCAGGGGCAACTAGCGCTCTATGCAGGTGTGTCCATTGCCTACGTGTCGCGGCTCGAAGCTGAGAAGTTCGCACGACCATCTGGCAAAATGCTCAGCAAGATCGCCCGGGCATTGGCGGTGCCAGTCGAAACATTGATCGAGGGGGAGAAGCCAGAGATCGATCTCGAAGATGCACGCTTGAGATTCTTTGTCGATGAATTGTCCAGATTGTCGCCAAATGATCGAGAGATTGTCTATGGAGCCATCGAAGCTGCCAGGAAACGCAAGCGAGAGCATAAGCAAACAGAGTAACAACCGGGGTAAACCCTAGCCTTACCCTAATGTTGCTACTAGGGTTGACAATAAGCAAACAAGGGTATATATAGGCGGTAGCCGTTTTTGGCTGGCTGTTACGTTAGTGGTGGTATGTTGCCCAGGATGGGGAGGAGGTTCAAGGGAGTGATAAGTGATCCTCGTGTTGCTGCTTTCGTCGAAACGCATCGGCTGCATAGTTCAATCCCCGTTGACCTTTCAGTGATTTATGATCTGTATGACGTGCAATTTCTCCCATTCGAGAATCGTTGGTTCCGAGGTTTTATATACCGAGAGCCAGATATAGCTCTCATCGGCGTCAATGCCCATTTCGATGCTCACCAGCGCAGGGCAATCATTGTCCACGAATTAGTCCACGACCTGGTGGGCGATATGAATTGGCTCTGTGCCCCTAGTCGTGACTGGTGGTATCGTCACGTTGAAGATCGCGCCCAACATCTGGCCGCGCAGGTGCTTATTCCCAGGACACCATTTGATGAAGCGCTGAAAAGTGGCGCCTCCCTCGCTGATTTGCAGCACGTCTTCGAGGTGCCGCTTGATTTGCTCAAGCGCCGCTATCAGCGCTTGGCACCACGTCAGTTGCAATGGTGCAGTTAGGCCAACAGGGAATTACTTAGCCTATGCCAAACACAAAACCCCTCCGAGCGGCGATCTATCTCCGTGTTTCGACTCAGGAGCAGGTTCGATTCGGTTATTCCCTAGATGCGCAAGATCGCATCAACCGCCAATTAGCCGCCTTGCGTGGCTGGCCCGTGGTCAAGGCTTATGCTGATGAGGGGGAATCGGCCAAGTACGACGACCCCCGAAAGCGGCCGGGTTTTTTGGCAGCAATGCAGGAAGCGGGTACCGTCTATGATGTCCTGATCGTCTGGGCTATTCACCGCTTTGCCCGCAACCTGCTCTTGCAGCTCCAGTCGTTCTCCCAACTCTACAAACAAGGTGCGAGCATCGTCTTTGTTGAAGGCAATGCGGACTATACAACGCCCGACGGGCGCCTATTTCTCAGCATCACCGGTGCGGTAGCAGAATGGTACTCGCTTAATTTGGCCCGCGAGACCCGCAAGGGAAAGCAAGAGCGCAAACGCCAGGGCCTCTATAACGGCCATCTCCCTTTTGGCTGCATCAAGGGTGAAGATGGCCTACCTACCCCCGATCCCAACACCCACACTGCCCTACTGCGAATGTTCGAGATCGCCCGCGACGAATCGTTATTCCGTGCTGCGCAATGGCTCAATCAGCACAACTATCGCCTTAAGGCGCTGGGCAAACCGGGCCACCCGCCGTCGCTGTTTACCAACATGTCAGTTAGTCGCTTATGTCGAAACCGCCTTTTTGTGGGTGAACTGCCCGATGGGAACGGAGGATGGATGCCAGGCAAGCACGCGCCTATTGTGCCGTTGGAGCTATTCGAACAGGCGCGAGAGTCGATTGACGGGCGCAAAGATCATTGTGGCCCTGGCAGCGTCAACAGCGTCGGTGTGGTCTATGCCCTATCCGGTCTATTGGTTTGCGGTGAGTGTGGCAGTACTTGCGGAATCCGTAAGGAGATCAGTCATAGAAAATGGCTTTTCCATTATGTTCGGTGTCGCAAGAATGAAATTCATCGCGCCTGTCCACAGGGGCGCTATACCTACAGCCATTACAAAGAGCAATTTCGTGATTACCTGCATAATCTCAGTATCCCAACCGATGAGGCTATAGCTGGCATCGAGCGTCGTCTCGCCCAGCAACATCAACAGATGGATGTTGACGCAGAGCGCCGACGTTTGCAAGAGTACCTGAAGCGCCGTCAGGATTTATACTCCTTGGGCGACATAACCCGCACTCAATATCTTGCCGAGCGTGCTGACGTGCAGCGCCAGTTGGAGGCCCTGTCTAGGTCTGCGCCACATACCGACCTCAAGGCCATTGCCACACAGTTGCGCCGTATCCCTGAATTGTGGGATGAGGCTAGCGAAGTCATGCAGCACGAAATGGCGACGTTGTTGGTGCAACGAATCATCATCAAGGGCAAGAAGATCATCGAGATCATACCGACCGAAGCCGCCAGGCCGCTTCTAGAACACTGAGTGATACTGACCACGTGTAACGTTGATCAGCGTCAGCGATAGGCGTGGCCGGACCGCCGCCGCCACTGCCGCCAGGGGGCTACGCCAAAAGCAGAGGCACTAGTTGCGGGGATTTGCCGATCTGAGCATCGCTGCCAGTCGTCGCTTGACTCTGTCGGCCAACTTGTCATCCCACCTGGCGATGTCGGGCAGGGCAAACGCTAATTCTATCATTCCGTCGGGGTCGGGTTCAGGGGTGAACACAAACTCATCACTATCAGGGCTGTAGTAAAACGTGAAGGACTCGCGTTCAACGAGTCCTTCCATCTTCAAAGCCTCACGCAGGGCATCATAACGAATCAGCATCGGTAGCCCTCCTAGGCAGCAAGGCCAAGTTCATCGATTGATGTCCAGTCATGCTTGGGCCGAGCCTTGCTCGCCGGTTCGTGGTCAGTATTGGTATATTCGATTGGCGGCAGGTCATTGGTGCTAGGGTACTGGTCCTCCCAGAACCACGTCGCTTTGACCTGATTCAGCCTCTTTTCAAGCAATCCTGAGCCTAGCTCACGGTACTTGTTGATAAACCGATTGAATTGGCTCTTGACGGCCTGCCTGGCCTCTTCTTCGGTTCGCCCATACGCGGTCAGGCCCAACTCTGGTATGTGGGCCGCAAACATCTGCCCATCTGAGCGCTTGGCAATCTTGATAGAAACCAGAACAACCACTTTCCTGTCCATGGCTTCCTCCTTTGGTGCAAGTCACGCTCTGGTGCAAGGTATCCGTAACCATTTGCACACGAGCGTACCGTTACTATTCTAGCACATAGGGGCATAGGTATAAAGACCCATCTTGTACCTAGGTACACGCTAGGGGCCATGCTACCGAAGCGGCATGGGGAATTAACGAGAGATATGGGTGGCATTCCATCGCCGCGCCACTTCTCGACATTCTTGCAGATAGGCGAGGCGCTTAGGATCAGGGTGTTCTTCTTCTCGCCGTGCCTCTTCGATGATGCGGCGGGCATCTGCGCCATATATGGTTGGCGTTGGTTCAATTGGGCGGGCCATATTGCTGACCTCGGCAAAATGGTGTGGGTGCGGGTCGGAATTGCACCGACTTTGGGGCCTTCAGTCGTGACAGGCACAGCCCCACCAATATGGTCCGCTACGCTGCAGGTGTAGCCCTGTCTTTATCGGGTTTCACTGTCAACCTGCCGCACCCACTAGCGTCTCGATTCACCTTAATAGCCACGGACCAAGGCCGTTATTATTTCCGGGCAATTCCCCCACGGCGGGATTCTGGTGAATCAGGCTGCTACGCCTGCCGTGCTGTAGAGCCCTCGCCCTGTCCCGCTACGCAGTGCAGCACGAGCGCCGATAGAGCGAATGCCCTATCCATTTATTTGGTAGCAGGGGCGAGAGTCGAACTCGCTTAACTGGCTTATGGGACCAGTCGGCTTCCGAAGCTCCCCGCAGTGATGGCCCTGACTTCGTTCACCCCGGCCAGTAGGGCGCACGCAGAACCAAAGCCCTGGGCCGACGCTGGCACGCTTGCGACCGTCAGGGCGGGTCGATCCCGGGTGCCTAGTGCACTAGCCGTTCCCCTGCCCCGCAAAGCGAAACCACCCACGGGTTATGGTTCACCCGCTCCTAGCCCATCGCATAGTCGCGTTGGAATTATAGCACAAAAGAGACGCCCAGCACGCGCAACTGGGCGTCGGGCCGGAGATGCTATCTCCGGGGGAGCATTGCCATTATACCACAAACAAACAAGCGGGCGCTGTGAAGCCACCCGCAAGAAGGAGAGAAGGGAAGCAATTACCCCTCTGGGCTGTCTAGGCAGTCTTGGTTTCTGCTGTCCGAGCGCCAAGGTAGAAAAACACCCCAGCCTCTACCAGCGTCCAAAAGCGGTCAGGTATCGCCGCTGCTGGGTCGCGCATAAATGAGATCGCCATGAATGCGATCACAGCGAGCACCAGCACCCAGGCCAACCCTGGCCGCGTCACACCACGAATGAAGTTAAGCATGGTTTACCTCCTTTCCTGTCAACTCAAACGCATACACAGGCGCTTGGCGCATCACGCCGTCGATCTGTCGCCGCGGTGCCTTCGTCACTTTTAGCTTGCCCTGCTCATCGGCCAATCTCAGCAACTCACCCATGCGCTTCTCGTTGGTATTCAAGATGGCTCTCCACTCTCGAGCGGTATGGTAGCCCTCGAGAGATTGCTCAGGGCCAGCAAGATCGGCGAGTAGTTGATCGAGCGTAAAATCTGGAATTGGCGTCTTGTTCATTTCACCACCTCGAGATGGGCTTTTGGCTGATCAAACAGGCGTTGCTCCACGCCTATGCCCCGCTTGCCAGCCTCAATAATCACGTAGCCTATATCACTCATCATGGCATTCGTTTTTGCATCTGTAAAAGCGGTCCCAAACTGAAACGCAGGACAACGCACTCCCCAGATGCCATCTGATTGCACACCCACCCAGATGTGAGCGTGTGCCCGAATGCAGGCCCCGAGCGGCGGGAATGTACCCTTGTATTTTGTATAAAGCTCGAGCTTATGGTTCAGCGCGTCGCGCAACACCGCCGTGGCTGAGTACTGGCGGATTGAGGTTGTGCTGACGTGGTGCATAAAGTCGAGCAGATGGCTGCCCATCTCGAGGTACAGCCGCCGCCATGTCGGTGATTCGGTGCGCGGGTGTGGCTTTGCCTTCAGCGCGATAGCCAGACTATCGACGTGCTCTGAGCCGCGCCCTTCGTGCCACTCGGTGCCGCGCAACTGATAGATGGTCGGGATGATATGGGTCAACGGCTCGAGCAATTTGTATGCTGCTTGGGTCTGTGTCCCCCATTTGGTCGCCGTGAGTTGCGAGTCTCGAGAGTTGACGCCCTGCACAACGTCGCCCAGCAGGACCAATACATCTGGCTTTTCTGCCTCCGCGTCCTTGAGCATTTGCGCCCAACATTTGTTAAGGTATTGCTGATAACGGTTCGGCACGGCCAGTCCGCCATCTGGCAGTCGCTGATTCTTGGGCCAGGGTGCGACGGTGGATCCGCAGTGGATGTCTGCTAAAATCAAGATGCGTTTCGTTGCCAAGATGCCACCTCCAGCCTCAGAGTCCACCGGTGTACTCGCCACATTTGCGCTCCTT